AAAATGTTTGTCATGGGTTTACAAAGGCTCATCTTGAAAAGATATGGGTTCCTGAGAACCAAAGGGTGCGGGCATTTTTTAATAAATTAGATCCAACTAAAGCTATGCATGATGTATTGGCGGCGATTTTATTTATAGATAAAAGTAAGGGGATATGGATTAATGAAAAACCTGTGTTTGAAGGATTAAAAATGACTACAACGCCATACCAACAAATGGGTGAAACATATATTGGATCATTAACTGGAATTAAATTTTAGGAGAACAAGCTTGAAGATTAAAGAAAATGATATAGTGTGCGAAATGGGCTATTACAAGATATCAAAGGTGTCTGAGGATGCTATCACCGTATTAGACCTAGGTGGGCAAAAAGAATATGAGTGCCCACTCGACTACTTTGAAGAAATAGGCAATGTGTGGTCAGCAGACGAATTTAACCATGAAGAAAAGTGCCCCATCACTCATGTGGTAGAAAAATTAATGGGGGCTGGAATTCGCCCATTTACGGTTACTTTTCTTAAAGGGGACGGAGTTGACAGATCCTTGCGTGGGCATTTTATTAAGAGCGAACCAATTTTGGGAAGAAGTATAGTGATTGATTTAGATTTGCCAACCAACAATATTCGTCAAGTAGACCATAGAAGCATAAGCTCTTTGATTTTAGATGGAGTAAAGTATGTCGTTAAATGAGCGTGTTTTGGTCATTCCAACTCCCGTCTTTCTTCAGGTCGGTCATTTTCAGGGATTCAGCAGCGACATCGAGCGTTACCTGCAGGTGATTCTGGATCCGCAACACGCCAGCTATCGGCCTCGACCTGAGATGGAGCAGGATCCCACCTTCAAGCAGCTGATCCCGTACTGCGTGTTTCGTTGCAACGGCGAGATCTTCTTCTATCAGCGTGGAACGGCTCAGGGAGAAGCGCGGTTGCACGCCAAGCGATCGGTCGGCGTCGGCGGCCATGTCTCAACACTGGACCTCGATGGTGTGCAGTCTCCGTATCTTGAAGGAATGAAACGGGAGATTGAGGAAGAGGTGGAGATTCAGGCAGACTGGACAGAAAAGTGCGTTGGGTTAATCAACGACGATGAAACAGAAGTTGGGAAAGTTCATCTTGGGATAGTTCATATTTTCAATTTGGACAAACCCAAAGTTCAGCCCCGTGAAAAGTCGATGATAAACGCAGGATTCGCACCACCGTCAGAATTGGTGGGGCAAATCGATGAATTTGAAACGTGGTCTCAGATCTGCCTCAAGTACCTTGCAGAGCTGGAAACTCAGTGAAAATAAATTTTTTGATCAAAAACAGAGAAGTATATTATAGAAGATGAGAGAAAGAATACGAGCAATCTTAAAAAATCATAAAGCCTCAAAATCGGACTTAACGTTTAATTTATTAAGTTGTAATATATCATTTTTTATTGAACACATTGAGTCAAAGTTTACTCAGGGTATGACTTGGAAAAATCACGGAGACAAAGGATGGCACTTAGATCATATAAAACCTTGTGCATCTTTTGATCTTTCAGATCCCGAGCAACAGAAAATTTGCTTCCATTATACAAATCTTCAACCGTTATGGGCTACACGTAATATAGCTATATCTTACGGCGAAGGACCGGATTATATTGGGAATCTTGAAAAAGGTTGTATTGTTTCATAACACGTTTCTATTTTAGATGCCTACTGTAACAGTAATAAGAAAAACAATTCAATTAAGGGAAAATTAAATTGGCACTAGTAACTAAAGAATACCTCTGCGAATCTTGTGGAGATATAGAATTCTTGCAAAATCATACAGAAATCTACGAAAAGTGCCCTATCTGTAATGGGGATTTAGAACGTCTTATTTCTGGGCCTATTATTTCTAAGCTGTGTGACCCACGCACGGTAGGTTCACTACTAGAATTAAACAACCGTCGTAATCCACTATCTAGGGAGCGGGCTTTTGGTGTTGGGGCAGAAGAAAAATTAAATGCACAATCCAGAACGCAGAAGATTCAGGCCATAAATACAAATAAACAAATGCGGGATTTTATTGAGAAAGGAATATTGTGAACGTATACATGATACGAGAACGTATCGGAAATAACTTTTTTACCAAAAACAAAAGGTGGTCAACAAAACAAAAGTCCGCCAAAGTGTTTGAAGAACTAGCTGAAGCCCGCAGAGTAAGAAAGCTTTGTAAAGATAATAATAATATTTCTGCGTCAAAAATAGACATTATAGAATATGAATTAGTAGAAAGAAAATCCCTTTGAGTAAAGCCCATCAAGCAATAATATCTATATCCGTATATGTTCATGAGGTAGAAACCACTGGAGAATTAGGAAAAAGTGTGGGTCTAAAAGCCCAACGGGAAGCTGGACTAAAAAATTTCTTAATTACAATAAAGCCGGGCTCGCCCGAAGAAGTGGCGGCAAAAGTTGCCGCTATATTAGCGGCAATTAAAGAATTGGGGGCCACTTGAGCGTTATAACCTGTAGTAAGTGTCAAGAAGAGTTGTTGTATGCCATAGACTCCGGTGGAGAAGAGATTGTAAGTTTTAAGGTCCAGTGTGTGTGTGGTAAAGAAATAATAGAAACCTTCATTGGGTACCCCAAGCTTTCTGGTAATGATAAATATTATTTCGAATTTATTGATGAAAATAAAATTATGTGTAAACCAAGAGTCTTTTATAAGAGAAAAATTTAAAATGGTAGATCAAGTAGAATTTATTTATGGTGGAAAACACAATGAAAGTTTTTACTATTTGTATGATATCAATGGTGATGAAACAAAGGTGGCGAACAATATAGTTGCAAAAGAGGTGGTGTCGGACGATAACACTAAGCACTACATACGAGTAGAGGGGCTTAAACCAATTCATCATGAAACCAAGATGAATAAAAGTTTAATTAATCCAACCTTTATTAAGGTTACTAGGGATATTTTTGAAAATTATGTCAAGTATTTAACTACTAAGCATGAGGGGCTTTACAAACTAACAACACAAGCAATGCAAGCGAGCGGACAAATATGAGTCGAAAAAAATTGAACCCGGCAGACGAGCTTTATATTAGTAGTTTCGCCGGAAGTAAAAGTATTGCGGAAATTTCCCAAGAATTAGATTTGTCAGAAGCTCTGATCAAAGAGATCTATGATAAAACTAATAAAGCAAATAGGTTGGGTGCTTCTAAGATTACCCTAAAGAATGGGCAAAAAGTTTATCAAATGACTGCAGACATTGATAAGGAACCAGCTCCCACACAACCAACTCAGGCCTCTGATGAGCACAGGGGAATTTACAGGAGTGAATAAATGGGGGAATCATCCCAGAGAGAAATGCTAGTATCTTATATAATAAAGAGAAAGTATGAAAAACAAGGGATAACTCTTCCGGAGGCGTTTTGGAGATTACCAAAATATAAAAAGGAGTACCAACAGCAAACTATAATAGCAGCAAAATTATTCAGGGCCTATAGTGAGGAAGCTATATGGAACACAATAAGAAAAGAATCTTGGTGTTGGTCTTTATATGCTAAAAAGTTGCCAGATTTAATAGAGGTCGAGCAGGCTCGGCTTACAAATGAGAAAAACCTAAGAGAGCACATAGCTAAACAAAACCCACAAGTCACCCCATGTGAAACTTCACCACTCTTCAGAAAGAAGAATTAATGGCTAAAGCCAAAAAACCACTTATAGATAAAAACTTATTCCAAAGTGCTGCTAGTATAATTACAAAAGAAAAAGCAAGTCCATACGTTGTATCTGTTGGTCCTTCCCTAGATGCTAAACTTGGAGGTGGAATCCCAGAGGGAAGTTTGGTTCTTATTAGGACCCCGCCTAAACTCGGGAAGTCGATGTGTGCTATGCAAATAGCGACCAACGCCCTAGCTCAAGGAAGATATGTTATTTATGCCGATGTTGAATGTAGATTACTTGGGGAAAAATACTTTCAAATTAAAGGATTAGATATAAATAATCCCAAATTTTTAATATTAAGATCTCAGGAGGGTGTCCCCGTTTTATCTGGAGATAAAATATACAAAACCATTAAAGATATGATGGGTCTTCCTAAGTATAAAGGGGCAGTTTATGTAATAGATTCATTTTCTAAAATAATTCCAGAAGATACTCTTAACGACATTGACATTAAGGGTAATAGGCGAGACACTACCCCAAAACTTAATGCGGATTTTTGTAAAAAGATAGGTAATCTTGTTCGTACTACTAGATCTATTGTAATAGGTATTCAACACTTTATCACAAATACCTCCGGGTATGGTGATCCATTAGTGCCAGATGGTGGTGTAAAACTTGAATATGAATGTGATATAGTTTTAGAGGCTCGCCACAAACCGTATGATTGGGATGGTAGTAGACTAAATAATAAAGACGGTGAAAGCCTGAAGGGCCAACTAATTAAATGGCAAATGCCGTATAATAAGAAACTTGCCCCTTATGTTAGTAAGGAAAATCCTATTAATTCTTATCTTAGGTTTGGTGAGGGTATTTATTGGGCTATGGAGGCCCTAGAAGTTTTACCAGAAACAGGATTGTTAACCACTAAGGGTGCGTGGTATTATTTTATGTTACCAGATGGTACAGAAATAAGAGCTCAGGGGTCAGATAAAGCAGTAGCTGTAATAGAAGAAAACTTGGAACTTTTTCAAAAGATTATAAAGGATTATTTTATAGAAAAGTATTCAATATCTTATGATTTTGTTCCTCCGGAAGAAGATGGGGAGGAGGAAGCTTGACAGAATTAGAAGTCTCTGAAGCTGTCTTGAGCAAAGCTCAAGCCAGAGCAAGCAAAATCGGTGAAAATAGTAAAAAGATTTGTAGTGATGGGGAGCTAGCTGGTATGGTTGCTGAGGAACTTTTTCTCGACACTTATGGCGGAGAGCTAGTAGACTCTTATAATTATGATGTTGCTCACGCAAAAATAGGGTGTATTGATATTAAAGCTAAGAGGTGCTCTTCGAGACCACTGGATTCCTATTCTTGTACAGTTGCAGCGTACCAAGTGAAGAAAAAAGAGTGTAGTCATTATGCTTTTTATAGAATAACCAACGACTTATCCACAGCTTATTGTTTGGGTATAATCCCCGTAGTAGCTTTTATGGAGAAAGCCCAATTCCTTAAAAAGGATGAAATAGAAGAAGGTACACATTTTAAAGTAAAGTGTGATTGTTTTAACATTAAAATTTCTGACTTAGATCAGATAGAGGAATATTTATGAACGACCAAGTTAACCCGGCTGCCGCCGGAACCCAAACCACCCCAGAACCCGACACCGGTAGCTCGGGTTCAACGCTTTGTTCGCCGCTTTTAGTGTTTAGGGGGAAATATCATGTGAATGATGACCTAAGCACATTCCATGAATTTGGGCAGGCACCAGAAGAAGCGAAGGTCCACGAAGTGGAACATACCTTTTGCGTGGTGGATCCGAGTAGAATTGTGGCAATCACCAACGAAGGATACTGGCAAAAGTGGAGGCGTGAAAGTTGTTTTGCTCATCTAGACAATGGGACAAAAATTGATGTGCCAGTTCACACAGATGAATTGCTGGCCTTAATCAATTCTTCGACTACACGAGCCGGAGTGTCATCAATTGTGGTGGACGTGCCACCGCTAAAGAAGATGATCGTTGTACCGCCAGCATCACTGCCAACGTGAGTGACGAACGCAGGATTGATGAAAACGTTTTGATTAGTTGAAGAGCTCGGCATTGGTGTAAGGTTTGCGAAATTCATTGTCGTTTCTTTTCTTTCGTTATGGTAAGGACAAAGACCCCGAGGGCCAAACCAAAGAGAAACTGTATTGCGGCCATAGTAACCCCTTAATCGCTTGAAACGTAATTCCAGATGAGCAAGCAAATGATGACGAGAATCTCCATGTCGATCCCCAGAGTGAAACGAAAAAATCCCATAAGCGAATCGCATGAGGGGCTTGATTTGTCCGAAGAATTCGGGAATTTTAGTGCAGAATTTGAAAACTTTTATTTAGGAGAAGAAAATGAAGAGAGAGATTGAAGAGAAGAGTGTGGCGGCGAACGCTTGCAATAACCGGGTTGCCGGTGAAAGGTTTTGATCATGGAAAACGCATCGTCGGCAACTCCGGTTGATTGCATTGTTATGCAGCTTCCGCTGTATCAGTGCTCGCTTGTGATGGAGTCGAAAACAGGCAAGTTTGTCAAGCTCGCAGATGTTGACAGGCTAATGCGAGAACACGCAGTAATGCGTCGCAGACTGCTTGAGATTGCGAGCGGCGAAGTGTTACAGCCAGCAGTGCATGCGGGGGCAGCATTTCGTGAGATTGAAGAGATTCAGGATCTGGCTGGGTATGTGTGCCAGACCTGCGGTATTGGCTACAGGCTGCCGTCAGGCAGGTGTGATCATTGCAACCGTCCGTTTGTGGGGTTCCAGTCATGAGTGCGCAAAAAGATATTGGCAGATTACTGTTTTCGCTGTATAGCCTGACGAGCTGCAAGCCCAAAGCCAGACTTGTGGCTAAGAGCTTCGATGCCGCCATCAGGATCGCAATGGACGCACAGGAATACGAAATTGCGGCAGCAATGCGAGACCTGCGAGAGCAGTTAATTGATGTGCCTCATGGGAAACTGGAGACACCGCCAGCAGACGGAGCGTACAAAGCCAACTGCGGAGAAACACGACTCGTATCAGTGCTGACTGAAGTCGTCGCCGGGTGGATGAACGATGAGTACAAGCAGCGATATCGCGAAGCGATTACGAACGCCGTTCGCAGGATGGCGGCTGATTTTGTAACGCTGCTTCCAGACGCGGAGGGCTGTCAGGGCTGTGCTGGTCGCGGAGCTGGATACTGCCCGACGTGCAAGAAGTCGCGGTATGGGACATGTGGAGACTGCGGCAAGGATTTGAGTGACGAGGAACGTGGTCAGTTTCGCTGTGAATTGTGTTCGCAGTATCCGAGTCAAGATGTATCTGCATAACGACTCAGATCAGCCGGGCCGACGAGCCTGCATTGCATAAGAAAGGTTTCAGGATATGACGAACGACGTTGACGGCTCGGCTGCATCTGATTGTTCTGCGGTGCTTGCGATGGACGCGCGGGGCCGTTGGCTTGAGCGTGGTCGGTTTTTGTCTCCACTGACGTTGTATGCAGTTGTAGATAAAAGCAAGGGGGAATGGTTTTGGTTTGATTTCGGAAACGGGCAATGGTCGGCGGTAGTGGATCAAAGCACCGTAACGAGGAGTCAGAAGTTTGCAAAACGGATTGCGGAAGCGTATTCAGCAAGCGTCGAAACGTATTCACTGGTTCGGCATCCGTAGAACGACAAAGTTTACCCGGCAGCGGCGGGACACTTTGTAAAGCGGGTCACGGTGGCCCGCTGCTCGGCGTACAACTTGTTGTTATTTTGAGAGGGTGCAATCATGGTTCATGTGCAGAAAGATGTGGAGTACACACAAGCCTATGGCTGTCGGTTCTGTCTCCACTTTCGGACGACAGCGTTTTTGTTTGGGCGAAAGAAGTCGGGCAGCGGTCCACGCCTTGAAATCATGACTCCGCGTCATTGGTTTCGGTGGTCTGCCGGGTCTTCAAAATAACGCTGACGATCACCCGGCAACGGAGGTAACCAAACCACAGCAATAACCTAACCACCGTTGCTCGGCGTGCATCGTTTTGTTCTGTGCTTTAGTTTGGTGGTGCTGGCCATTTGATATCGATGTAGCGTTGTAGGGCGTAAACGATGACAGATGCTATTGCTAATGAAAAGATACCAATAATAAACGCATAGAGTTTGGGCGAAAAATCTTCCCATAGATTAATTAAGTATGTGCAACAAGAAGGGGATCGTTTAATACGACGCCACGCCTTTAGATCACCAAGATGAAGTTTAAATGGGTACTTGATAATTTGCCCGTCTTTTTGAAATTCTGGAAAGGATAATAAGAACCCCTTTCCTTCGAGTACCGTAATAATGTTCCATGCTACAGCATGGTTTAAATTAGGGGAGTCTGTGACTTTGTTTAGGTCTGTTAATGATTCCCATGTCCAATACTGTGGTTCGTTTCGGTGTTTCCACATGAAACGTGCCGCAATCGATAAATCTTCAGAGAAAGAGTCAGTCATGCAAAGAGTTCCATATGGTTTAGGGTTGAATTACGACGTAGTAAAAACAGAGACAGGGTATAAACGCCCGATAGGTTGGGATGGGTTTACACTTAAGCCAAATATGTGGGCAGACTGCATGGAGGATGGAAGTAATGTACCTAAGGTGGCACAGAACGACCAAGCTAACCCGGACGCCGCGAAAACGGTTCCTACACCTGAAACGGAGGACGGCGGCTCGGGTTCAGCGTATTGTTCGCCGCTTTCGCGTTGGGTGGCAATTAAGGACACAACGATGTTGCACGAAGCAGACGGCACTAAGACGGGGCCGTTTGAGTACATATTATGGATTGGCGATCCAAGCCAAATTGTGGCAATAGTTCCAAATGGAGTGCCCGTGCCGAGACCAAGCGGTTTTTGGTATGTAATGACAGATGGTAGCAAGCTAGCAGCACCAGCATCATGTAAATCATGTGAGGACGCTTATCAATTATTGATTAGTTTAACCACATCAACAACCGATCCATTAACGGTAAACGGCTCAGATCTTGTAGAGATGTAAACATCAACATGTAAATCATCATTCTCTTCAATGTGAGTGATGGCGTTGGTATTAACCACGATTCTTTTACCGGCAAGCTTGCCGTTGTAGACGACGAATTCAATGAATTTCATTAGGAGAAACTTATGTTAGAAGAAGAGAGAACATCGCCTATAGTGGCGAACGACCAAGATCAGCCGGGCACGGCGAACGATTTACCACATGAAACAGCGGAGCCCCGTGACTCGGCTGCATCTGATTGTTATGCGAACATGGTTACCAGTGAAGTAATTAATATCTGCAACAACACTTTAGGCAAAACTGTCGTTATTCATTACACGGACCTACTTGCCGCACTGCAAGAAAAGTATCCGGACTATGCAGGTGAAATTGGGGATTTGTGTGAGTTGGTAGTTACCGAAATTGCCCCAGAGGAATACAGAAGTGAAAGCTACATTGTTGTTGACAGGGAATGCGTAGAGAGAAACTATCTTGTCTTATCATAAGGGTGAGGCGGGAGTTTTGAAGATAGTTTGACAAGCGTCACATTTGTATTTGTGGGTAGTTGGGTAGAAGACATCTTTTCCAGCAACATTACCCAAAGAGTAATTAGGTTTGGTAGTGCCTTCTGATTCAATGTAATCAGTGTGCGGGTCTCCGCATTTTTGACATGGGCACGATGGTGGATTTGGAATTCTGAGTTTCATTGGAGAAAATTATGAAGGAAGAAAAGACAGGATGTGTTTCGCATAACGATCCGCATCACCGGATGCGGCCTAACGATGATCCACCCCAAAAACCTGAACTGCCGCATTCCGGTGCATGCGATTGTTCTGCGATTATTTTGAGCGAATAAACATTAGGTCAGTATGGCAGTCTGCAATTACTTCACCGACAATATGGTCCATACTTTTAGTAATAGCAATTACTCGTTTATTCGACCCAAGATCGAGGTAATCAGGGTCAATAACCGACACAAGTGCAAAACATAGAACCGGATCATGAAAGACTAAATCTTCCAACGCTTCAGCACTTGAAAATTCGTCCAGCTGCTCATGACCGCTACTTCGGACGTACCATCCGTGTGCGGACGATATACTGTGGACTTCAACTATTGTTTCTGGCATACAGTTTCCTTAACCGAAAGATTTATGTTTTTGACCATGCTTGTCTTCAAAAGCTGCAACGAATTCTGAACCGTCCACACGAGAACCAACAAATGCCAAGATGATCCAATCAATGGGTTTATCTTCTATCACGCTGCGAACATTTAATTCCAGCAATTCTTTAATATCCACAACGTCAAACGCCTGCTGTTTATGGCTATACGTTACACAAACTGTATTCATTTTTTAAGGATCTTTCTATGAGCAAAATTTACATTTTTTCAGACAACACACCCGTTCCAGAGGAGGTAGCCAATATTGCGGGCTTAGTCGCAAAATCAAACGGAAGCGTATGCATGGTTACAAAAAATCGATACGGCCAAGTAGGGGAATTTGATTGGAGCGACATAGCTGGGATGTTATCGCAGAACGACCCAGATCAGCCGGGCACGGCTAGCGACAAGCCACTTCAAACAGCGATGCCCCGTGACTCGGCTGCATCGCTTTGTTCGCCGCCCTGTCGCAATGTGATAAATGATGATTCGGAGAAGGCGTCCGAATTGGTTGTAATACCAGATGATATCACAGGATCAGTGACTGTTGATTGCTTAGGACAAGCGTTCAAATATAACTTTGAGAGCGGGAGTCTGGTTTCAATCTTCAGCGAATACGGCCCGAAGACAACTACTTAATTTAGCAATAGCCTCGTTGAGGGGTGGTTGGTCAATGAAATGAACCTCATTAATATTCCGTACTTCTGAGGCAAAACCATTATCATTTAACCATCCTGAAATCTGATCAGCCAAATTTAATTCGGCAACAAGAATATGGGAGCAATAGTGCTGTCCGTTTTTGTAATAGCCAGTAAACCATGTAATTTTTACCATTAGGAGAAACTTATGTTAAAAGAAACAGTGCAAACGCCTTTGGTGGCGAACGACCAGCGTAACCGGGACGCCGCGAAAGATACGCCATGTGAGGAACCGACCTCGGCGGCTCCGGTTCACGCGATTGTTAGCCACGCTGGACGCATAGTAAGTCTACAACGTCTAAATAAAGACGGCACCATCCATTCAGAACATATATGCGAAAGTGACTATGGGTTATTTAGCCAAACATCACTTAAACAGAGAAAGGCGGATGCGGTTGGAACTTATCAAGCGATATTGGGCGATGCCTATGAGGCAGGTTTTGACATTAATTGTCACCCAGAGGACTTACAGATCCATATGTCTCAATCAGATAAGTCTCAAATTGTGCCATAAATTTGTTGCCCATTTGTTCGAACGAGTCACCAGATTCGTCAGCCGGAAACGGAATCAATAAATGGTTTGAGTATGCCAAATCAACACTGTATGGTGTGTGGGTTTTATCAAGAAATTCTTTGTATAGATGTAATGACACTTTGGGGCATTCAAGTCTGAGTTGATGTACATGTTGATCAGATCGCTTGAGTATCTGTCTGATCCACGGTGGTGTAGTTGTAAGAGAAGGATATTGCATTTTTTGGAGAAACTTATGAGAGAAGAAGAAGATAAGACTGTAGTGGCTAACGACCCGCATCACCGGATGCGGCGAGACGATGATCCACTTCAAAAACCCGAACTGCCGCATTCCGGTGCATGCGATTGTTCTGCTTTTTTATCACGAGCAAAGGCCGCTGGATACACTGATGAAGACGCACAAACATTTTACAACGATGTAGTAAGCGAACAAGCCACAAATAATGTGGTGAATTTCTTGATGCGTAGGCCAGATTACTTTAAAGAAGGGGTTGTTAAAGAGATGAACGATGTCTTAAAGCCTTGGAGCCAACACGCAAAATTTATTCATACAAATGATTCCAATAGACCTGCAATTCCTCAAGATCTTTCGGCCAATGTGGAACAAGTGAGCCAGACGTAAACGGGTAATACATCAAGTATTCATAATGTACTTCATTAAGGTTTCAATTTAAGTTAGTAAAAGGAATTTATCTTGTACAATCTTTTAAACGTTGGTAATAATGCTAAGACAATAAAAGGCGATGCATTGGGACAATATTTGTCGGCCATCATGTATCTTGCCCCAGCTATGACTTCAGGTCACCAAATGTGTCCAAGTGCAAGCGTTGGGTGTAAAGCGAGTTGTCTCTTTAGCGCTGGGCGTGGAGCCATGTCCTCTGTCGAGAAAGCCCGTGTTCGTAAAACAAATCTATTAATGAATGACCCCGCCGAGTTTACTCGGCTTTTAGTCGCGGATTTTGATAAACTTGTAGCACAGTGTGCTGCGAAGCAGGTGAAGCCTTGCGTTAGGTTGAATGGTACAAGTGATACGGGTAAATTTTTGCCCGTCATTAAGTCCCGCCCAGACATTCAATTCTATGACTACAGCAAAGAAGAGAAGAGGATGAGAGAATACATAGCGGGAAAATTGCCCACTAACTATCACCTCACCTTCAGTAGGTCTGAGACTAACTGGACCTTTTGCAAAGAAGTCCTGCAAGCAGGAAAGAGTGTGGCAGCAGTATTCGACGCGGTCCCACCCACTTACGAAGGGTTTCCCGTAGTAAGTGGGGATGACACAGATCTAAGGTTTCTAGACCCCGAAGGGGTTATTATAGGTCTTAAAGCCAAAGGTAAGGCATTAAAGGATGTTAGTGGCTTTGTTATTAGGAAAGGGACTAAACCTTGAAGAAAGTTAAAAAACCCGTACTTCAGGACGGCTATTACTGGGCAAAAATTACTAGTCATACTATGAGCTATATAGAAGCCGATGATGAAATCGTTGGAAGATATTCAATAATTGAAATAAGGGATAATAGTAAGTATGTTACCCTTTTTGAAACAGATCAATATAGAAAAAGACGTACCTTTACCTACAAGTACTTTTTAACAAGATGTGTTTGTGAGGATATTTTACCTATACCCAATCCGAATGAAGCTGTGGTCAAATGAGGACCATAGGAACTGATGGTAGAATCTACATACTGAATCCGAACAAAAATGCCCGAGACATACAAGATGGTAGCCAAAGCTCCCTACATTTAAAAGCCCGTGGAATTATAAGTTCTTGTTTACCCAATGCTATAATATATGAGGAAGTGTCCTTAACGGGATGTCGTGGTAACAAAAACGCCACGTTAGTGGCGGACTTTTTTATACCAAACATGGGAATAATTATAGAAGTTCATGGTAAACAACATTACGAGTTTACCTCGCATTTCCATAGTTGTATAGCTAACTTTGAACTGTCATTGAAAAATGACAGCATAAAGAGGGAGTGGGCTGAACTAAATGGACTTGTGTTTATAGAATTACCTTACAATAAGGTCAAAAGTTGGAAAAAGATAATCGCTGATGCGATAGAAGTTTAAAGGAGAAGACAATTGGCAGAACGTATTTATGATAATGGTGATATTAAAGTGTTATGGCAATCAGATTTATGTACACACTGTGAGACGTGTTACAAAGGACTTCCTCAGGTCTTTAATCCAAGTCTAAGACCTTGGGTAAATGTTAATGCGGCAACAACAGAAGAAATTGTAAGACAAGTGGGCGAGTGCCCAAGTGGGGCTTTATCAATTTTAAAGGAGGAAGGCGGCCCTTGGCTACAGTAGATTTTTGTTATTGGTTACAAGCGGCTGGGAGACCAGCCGGATGCTAAAAAAAGAAGTAGCTGACTTTGTCAGCGAATCAAAAGCGTTAATTGGTGATGTGGGAGTAGATCATATACATAACGACGTATCCATGTACTTCAATATGACAGAAGCAGATCTTTCAGATCTCGATAAGGAAGGTTGTGTTCGTGCTCAATATTTCATACTACAATATGCTATAAGTATGTCACAAAAGATAAATTCAACTAGAGGTGGACTTATGATGAATAAGAAATTCTTCGAAAGAGCTTTGTCTCAAGTGTACGGTTCTTATAATAGCTTTATGGGTCATGCACTTATTGTTGGGGCGGCTTGCGCAGAACACGTTCACTTAAGAGATATTGATAATGAAATTATAAAATTAGAAGCTCTTCTACAAGAGTATGAGGGATTATCTGCGAGAGTCGATAAATTGGCCCAAGTTTTTCGTGATTTAAGCTTTAGTAAGAACTGACTACGTCAGAAAGAAGGGAGCGAAGCTCTTGATTAAAGAAATTGACTTAGAAGAATTAAACTCTTCTTATGATTGGGAAGAAGTATTTGGAGAAGGAACAGGTGGTAATTGCAACGGCATCATACAAGTGATTCCTCCGGGAGCAAAAGTAGATTCGGGTCCTATTTCACGAGCTATGGTAGTAGAAATTATTGCCGCAGTAAACGGGGAAAACGATGTAAAAGATTGGATTGGAGTTTTTCTTCTTTTAGATGGGCGAATTCTAATTGCTGAAGGCGGATGTGATTACACAGGGTGGGATTGTCAGGCAAGTAATTCATTGTGTGTAGCCGGTTCTTTAGAAGATGCTATTAGGTATGGGTTAAATCCAGAACAACAAAAGAGGTTAGGAGTAATATGAAAGTTATTAAATCAACAAACTTGATCAATTCCAAAGACATAGATAAGGCTATAAGAGGCTCTGATCCAATTTATAAAACCAATAAGGCTATGGAAGTTCCAGCAAAATTATACGCTAAAGATGGTAGAGAATTTTTAATTCAATCTTGGGCAACTTATGTTTCGATAGATGAAAATGTTAGGGTAACAATAGAAGCAGTTGTTATATTACCGGAGGTAACTTGAGTAAACTTGTAGACCAATTAGAAAAAGCCATTAAAGATGGAGATTGGGCTGGCGTTTGCGCCAGCTTTAAAAAGATGACTGGTAGAGAAGTGCAGCCTCCGGTAGTAAAGCCGGTTAAGTCGCCCTTCAACCCAGCAACAGCTAAAAAGGTGGAGCTGTACAAAGAACTATCCTCAATGCTAGAACTAGAGCCCATTAAGTCTTACACCATAAGTGATCTACGATCTATGTGGATTCTGAATTCTTCAGACTCAGTGTCCGAAGATGCTGAGGTAATAAACACAATCCCCGTACGCACTGAAAGTGCATACACATATATACCGCCCGAAAAGGCACATAAGGTTTTAAATGGCGATAAAGTTCCTCTTCGGCCTACTTTTAGGGATTTTGATACTTACGGCGACGAGGGTAAAACCAAAGTAGAAAGAAATCGTAAGGCTAATCTCATGAAAGTAAATTGTAGAAAATGTAAAGTAGAAAGCTCTGTAAGCCCAGCTGTAGTTACGAAATCTATAGATGGAGATAACGTATATATATGTCCCAAGTGTTCTTAAAAAAAGAGATGACATGTCCCAAGATCTTGCTTTCGAAGAAAGCTCAATTTTATCAGCTATTATTAAGGGCGGAAAAGAGTTCTATATTGAAGCATTGGATGTTCTAACAGATAAAAGCTTCTATTCAGTTGACAATCGTATAGTTTATCAAGCTTGCTCCAGTTTATTCGAGTCAAACCAAGAGATAAATTTAGTAAACGTTATATCCAAATGTAATGAATCTGGACTAGATGTAGATTTGCAATCTATAACTGAAACTGATCCTGCTAGTCTGGGTACAATACGCCCGTTTTCTCAGAAGCTTAAGAGTAGATTGATATTAAAAGAAAGCGTTAACTTACACCGGGCTGCGATAGATAAGCTGTCTCAGATGTCCGCAAC